TGAAATAAAACAAAAAACAGACCCTAGTGGGTTTACTTCTAAAACTCTTTGGATAGTTGAAAGAGTAGTAGTTGTTGATAATTCTGTAGTTCCATCTGACAAACACCCAGCTGGAGAAGAATGGTGTAAAAAATTTTTTAATGGTGGTGAATGGAAACAATGTTCATACAGTCATAGTTTTAGAGGAAAATTTCCTGGAAAAAGTGATGTTTATGATGAAGCAAAAGATGTTTTTTATAAATTACAGCCTTATGCTTCGTGGACATTAAATGAGTATAATCAATGGGTAGCACCTATTGCTAGACCAGAACTTCATCAATATTCATATACAGATTTAGAAGGAGTTTTGAAAACAGACGCATTAGGATTAAATTGGGATGAAGCAAATCAATTATGGTACTGTGTTCATAATTTTAATCCAGCAGAGCCAATAATAACTTTTCATTGGGATCCAAACACATCACAATGGATTCAACAATAGTTGAACGATTTTCTAAAAATCTTACTCAAATAAAATACCCTAAAAAAGAAGATCATTGGCATATAGAAGGAATTTTAATTAATTCTAATCAATCTTTTAAATTTGATGTTAGGAATATGTTTGCTTTAGAAAACAATCAATTTGGTAAATATGTAAATACAGCTAATAAAGCTGATAAAATTGTTTTTGAAACTAATAAAAATTGGCACATAATAGATATTATAGAATTTAATAAATATGTTAAAAAACATAAATTATTTAAGGTACATTTAGAAGACTTGCTTATTAATTTAGATTGGTGTATTAATTTAAAAAAATAAAGATAAAATGTTATATAGAAATTATTATTATTATTTTAAAGAAGTCATTCCTAAACATATATGTAATGATATAGTTAAATATGCTTTAACAAAAAATTCTCAAAAAGGTATTATAGGAGATTCCCAAAAAGAAAACATACAATCTAAGAAATATAAATTAAATTTACAAAAAATTAGAAATTCAAATATTGTTTGGTTAAGAGAACCCTGGTTATATAGTCTAATTATGCCTTTTGTTCACGAAGCAAATAAACACGCAGGTTGGAATTTTGATATTGATTTTTCAGAGGATTGTCAGTTTACTATATATAATAAAGATCAGTTTTATGATTGGCACGTTGATTCTTTTGCTCAAAAAGATGTTTATAAAACACAACAAAGAATAAGGAAACTATCTGTTACTCTTTCCCTTTCTCCTTCCTCAAGTTATAAAGGAGGTGAATTAGAGTTTATATTTCCTAAAGAAAACATATTAGATAAAAAATCAAAACCAGTTGTTTGTAAAGAAATTAAAGAACAAGGTTCTTTAGTTGTTTTTCCTTCATATATTCATCACAGAGTTAAGCCAATAACTAAAGGAAAAAGATATTCTTTAGTTATTTGGAATATGGGGTATCCATTTAGATAAAATTTATGCAAAAAGTAAAAAAAGAAGAACAGAAAAAAGATTTATTAGATACTAATATTTATTTTGGATCTCCTATTTATTGGATGGATAAACCTGAATGGGTTAAACCACTAATAAAAGCAACCGACCCTTACATTAAAATAGCTAAAAAAAATAATGAAAATTTTATAAAAGAAAGAAACAAGGCTTGGGGAGGAGATAAAAAAGATCACGGATTAGTCCATCATTCAACAAGTTTAATTGATATGCCTGGATTTAATGTGCTTCAAGACTGGGTTACGGCAACAACTTGGAATTTGCTAGATGAACAAGGATTTGATTTAAAGAACTATAAAATTTTTATGGAAGAATTTTGGGTTCAAGAATTTGCTAAAGCAGGCGGTGGTCATCATACTTTACATACTCATTATAATGGACACATATCTGGTTTTTATTTTTTAAAATGTAGCGATAAAACTTCATTACCTATTTTTGATGATCCAAGACCAGGAGCTTTAATGAATGGATTGCCTCAAAAAGATAAATCTAAAATAACTTTAGCTAGTAATCAAGTATTTTATACAGCAAGACCAGGAACTATAATATTATTTAATTCTTACTTGCCTCATCAATTTAGAGTAGATGATGGATATGAACCATTTAGATTCATTCATTTTAATTGTAGAGCAATTCCAATAAACGATGTTTTATCAAAGTATGGCGAAAAAAGAACAGACAATAAAGATAACAAATAATTTTTTACCATCACAATCTTTTTTACCATTAAAAGAATTGTTAACTTCTGGCTATTTTCCCTGGTATTTTAATGATGGTGTAGTTCACAGCAAAGAAGCTTTAAATCATTATCAATTTACACACAACTTTATTTTAAACGGTAAAATTCATTCTGATTTTTATAAAAATTTATTGCCGTTATTAGATATTATTAAACCAAGTATTATGATTAGAATTAAAGCTAATCTACAACCTGTAACATCAAGTATTATTAAACATACAATGCATATTGATGAAAATTTTAAAAACGCTAAAATAACAGCAGGAATTTTTTATGTAACCACTAACAATGGAAAAACAATTTTTAAAACAGGAGAAGAAATTAAAAGCGAAGAAAATAAATATATAGAATTTGATTCTAAAAAATTGCATACAGGCACAACTTGCACTGACCAACAACAAAGAATTGTTATAAATTTTAATTATATAAAAGAATGAGTATTGCAAATATTTTAAAAATAATATAATGTATTTACCATTATTGCAATTTACTAATGGAATAATAAAAAACATAAAGAAATTAATTATTACTAAAAATTTTAAATTAAGAAATGTCATTTAAACAAAATAAATTTAAAGTTATTGAAAAAGCTATATCACCTGATCTAGCTGATTTTTGTTACACTTACTTTTTAAATAAAAGGAGAGTTGCTCAATATTTATTTGACCATAAATTAATAAATCCTTATGAAACTATGTTTGGATTTTGGGGTGATGACCAAGTTCCCAACACATATTCTCATTATGCAGATATTGTTTTTGAAACCATATTAGAGGCTTTAGTTCCAAGAATGGAAAAAGAAACAAATTTAAAATTAGTTCCTACATATTCTTATGCAAGAATTTACAAAAATGGAGATATTTTAAAAAGACATATAGATAGATTTAGTTGTGAAATTTCTACGACTTTAAATTTAGGAGGAGATCCTTGGCCAATTTTTCTTGAACCTTCTGGTAAAAAAGATAGAGCAGGAATTAAAATTAATTTAAAACCTGGTGATATGTTAATTTATAGAGGTTGCGATTTAGAACATTGGAGAGAACCTTTTACTGGACAAAATTGTGGTCAAGTTTTTTTGCATTACAATAGAAAAACTAAAGAAAATGAATTAAATAAATATGATAGTAGACCTATGCTAGGTTTACCAGGTCTTTCTAAACTTAATGTTAAATAAAATTGACAATAATTTTTATTATAGAGAATATGATTTATGTTCAAAGTATCAAATTGAAAATATAAAACAAGACATTGATTTTGAAATAGCAAAAGGAAGAGTTGCAAAGGCTACCGAAGAACAAAAAAAATTAAATATTAGAATACCTAAATATCAAACTTATACAGACCTTTATTTACTAAACAAACATAAAAAACATTGGTCTTTTATTTATAATAAAATAAAAAAATCAGCAGAAAAATTTATCAAAGCTTCTTTAAATTTACGAAACTGTTGGGCAAATATATCCACTCCATTAAATGATTATGATAATCATACACATACTACATTTATTACTTGTGTCTATTATTTAAAAAGTACTTACCCTCATTATGGAACTTTTTTAACTAAGGAAAAAATAATATTTCCAGCTACAGAAAATTCTTTATTAATATTTAAAGGAAACATAGAGCATTCAGTAAGTAATGTGCCAAAACATTTATATAAAAACATAGATGATACTAGATATTCAGTGGTCTTTGATTTTGATAAAAAATAATGGAAAAATTTTTAATAACTGCTTTTAAAATTTTTATCTTTAACTCTACTTTAACATTAGATAATAAAAAACAATTTAATAATAAAATTAAAAAAATAAGAAAACAAAAAGGTAGAGCATATTCCAATGTTGGCGGTTATCAATCCAATGATTTAGATTGCAAAGATAAAGATTTTTCTTATCTTATAAAACATATAGAGACACAATCAAATTTAATAGCAACACACATAGGAATAAAACCAGTATTAAAATTAAAAAATTTTTGGTTAAATATCAATAGTTATAAAGATTCCAATACTGAACATACACATCCTGATTCTTTTTTTTCAGGAGTTTATTATTTAAAAGTTCCAAAAAATTCTGGGGTCATTTCTTTTAAAAACCCAAATGCAAGTGTTGCACCTTTTTATTGGCAACAAAAATACATAACTAATTTTAATACGGTAACTTCAACAAGATGGAAAATTAATCCAATTGAAGAACAACTACTAATATTTCCTTCTTGGCTAGAACATTCGGTAGAACCTAATATGAATAAGACCGAAGAAAGAATATCAATTGCTTTTAATATTGGGATTAAAGATTAAAATAGTTTGATATCTAAGCTAGAATGGACTATATTTTTGGCCAAAAAATAGTATAATGGTTTATTATGGCTTTAAAAAAACTAGGTTTCAAACCAGGATTCAATAAACAAACTACAGCATCAGGAGCAGAAGGCGAATGGATCGATGGTGATTTTGTTCGTTTTAGATATGGCTTACCTGAAAAAATAGGTGGTTGGACACAGTTAACTGTAGCTAATAAAACATTACCTGGAGCCGCGCGAGCCCAGCATACGTGGGCAGCAATTAGTGGCGAGAAGTACGCAGCCATTGGAACACACAAAGGATTATTTTTATTTTATGGTGATGCTTTTTATGACATTACACCATTAGATACAGCCATTACATCTTGTACATTTTCATCAACAACAGGTTCAGCAACAGTAACGGTTAACAAAACATCACACGGATTAGAAGTTGGAGACTATTTTACATTTAGTTCAACTACATTACCTGGTGGAGGAGAGACAGGATATACAACAGCTGATTTTGATGACATTGCTTATGAAGTCATTACAGTACCAAATGCAAATTTATTTACAGTTACTATGGCATCAAATGAAACAGGTTCAGGAATGTCAGCACAAGGATCCGTATCTGTTAATCCATACGTAGCAGTTGGTCCCGCGTTTCAAACTCCTGGTTATGGTTGGGGTACTTATTTATGGGGTGACTCAACTTGGGGAAC